TTCCAAGTCTGAGGAAACGTTTGGTCAACTGACCCTGACGTTCAAGAAGCTTGCAGTGTTGACTCCTATTTCCAACGACCTCCTTCGCTACAGTTCGCCAAGCGCAGACGCTATTGTTCGTGATGACTTGGTCAGCGCAATGGCAACGAAGGAAGACACCTCTTTCATTAGAGGCTCTGGAACAGACGCTACCCCAAAGGGTCTTTTGAATTGGTGTGTCGCTGATCAAAAGATTGCTGCAAATGGAACCGTGAACCTTGCGAACATTACTGACGACCTTGGACAGCTGGTCGTGAAGTTAAAACAAGCAGACATCCCAATGATTTCGCCGGGATGGATCATGGCTCCTAGAACCGAGCAGAAACTTGCGACGATTCAAAACGCAAATGGTCAGTTTGTATTCCGTGATGAAATTCTTCGTGGAACGCTTTGGGGTTTCCCGACTGGCGTGACAACGAACATTCCAATCACGCAGGATACAACCGGCGCAGGTAACGACAACGAGTCAGAAGTTTACCTCGTTGATTTTGCGCAAGTCATCATCGGTGAATCACAAGGGTTGCTTGTTGATTCATCTCAGGAAGCTGCGTATCACGATGGATCGAATGTGCAAGCTGCATTCAGTCTTGACCAAACTGTTGTCAGAGCGATTGCGGAACACGACCTTGGGCTTCGACATGATAAGGCTGTTGCGATGTTGACTGGCGTTACGTGGACTCCATAACTGGTGACCGTTAATTTTTTTTGAGTGAGGATAGAATCCTATGATTACAAGAGATGTTGCTCAAATAAGGCCGTTACAGGCTGTCGCTACGGAGTCATACGATAACTCCTGCGGTGGCAACGACGGTACAACCGATAACGAGGTCAAGGGCTACATAATTGACAGGCTTGGCCTCGGTCGTTCATACACCGCTGCGGCTTTGCACGCATTCGGTTCTGGCGATATCGGAACAAGCACCGCGTCAGGGACAAAGTTCATGACAGTTGGCGCGCGGTTGCTTCATAGTAGTACTACATGCGCCGATGACTTTTCCGAACTGTCTACTGCGCATCGTGCAACTAATCAGGCATTATTCCTGACTGGGAACACGACATCTACATTGGCGAGTGGCTTTATGGCTACCTCGACAAGTGTAGGAACATTTGGAACGTTTACTGCGACGGCGACTGGTTCGGCGCGTGGTGATTCGTTTGCTCATATCGACATTACTGGAGCGCAAAGATTTCTACAGGCAGCACTTCTGTGGAACTCCAACGCTTCAAGTTCTGGCGGATCAGCAATGCATGACGCTGGCGTAGACCTATTGATGGGTGCTGTAGATGAGGTTCCACACCTCACAACATCTACTGGTCCTATCTACGTCACGACTTGTAATGATTCGTAGGTAGTGAGTAATGTTGAATGGCATTAGTAACGGTCGAAGTAATCGGAAAGACGCTAATCATGAGCGGTGGTCTCCACCTCAATATTGGAGAGCGGTTCGGACTGAATACTGACAACCCGGAACACGCCATGATAATTGAGCGCGGGTGGGTGCGTAAGTGCCCACCCGTGTCTTCATCTGTAGCAGAAACATCATCACTTCAAAGCCCACCCACCCACAAAGCGATGAAAAAACGTAGCACTCGGAGGAAGCAACGATGAGTAGTAATCAAACAGCAATGGAAGCTGCGCCGGGGTCAGGCGTTAAGTTTGACCATCCATGTGAGAAGGATTACAAACTAACGATTGTTGATAGGGACAATGCAATCGTTACGGCAGAACCAAAGCGAACCAAGGTTGCAATTGTAGGATTCGCAACGTCAAGTAGAGACATGGCTCCATTTGATGATCCGACTTATGAAATATGGACACTGAATCAGCTATACAGACATGTCCCTAGGTCGACAAGGCACTTTGATATCCACGCTTACTGGGAAGAAGATAACGTGGAGGGAACCGACCATCGTGGATGGATTCGTGACTGTGGTATTCCTGTTTATTTTGCGAAGCATGAGAATGAACTATCAACCACGATGACTTATCCCTTGAAACAGGTCATCGAGAAGTACGGTATTGATTACTTCACAAGCTCGGTTGCGTTTGAAGTTGCGCTTGCGATGTATGAAGGTTTTGAAGAAATAGCTTTGTATGGAATCGACCTTATTGTTGGAACTGAATATAGCGAACAAAAAGCATGTCTTGAGTTTTGGTTAGGACTAGCCCACGCCAAAGGAATTAATGTTGTGATTCCTACGACGTCCGCGCTGTTGAAACATTCGCATCGGTATGGATATGAACGCCAACCGGATTGGGGTCCGCTGCGTATGATGGAAATGGATAAACGCATAGAAGTCCTATCGACTGAACGCGCACAAAAGATGGCGTTAATCAATGCGCTTGATGGAGCCATCGCTGAAGATGAGCGATGGTTTACAAAGAAGATAGATGACTTAACTCCAGAGGAACGACTGAAAGCGTTACAGGAACAACGTGGAACAGCAATGGCGACACTCGCAACCATTGATGGTGCTATTCAAGAAACCAATTATTGGAAAGACCTTTTTACGCTTCGTGGACGCGGTGCAGCAGTTAACACGATGGCATAAATATGATTACGGTATGCACAAGCGCAACAGATACACAGCTAGCTGCATTGGGCGACTTGATGACAATGCTTGGCGCAACTGCGTCAAGTTCTGGAATGGACCTTTCATTAACACAGGCATCTGATTGGGCAGAACGTTACGTCGGTTATCCGTTACGCCGTCAGGTTTACGAGGAGACGGTCGCCAGTTACGGGACTCAGAGGTTAGTTCTGTCTCGGACTCCAGTGACAAAGGTTCAGAGATTCTTCAATTCAACATCAACGGACGATGCTACGGAATTTGCATCGAGCGAGTATCGGCTTGCGGACCAAGAGGCTGGATTTATAGAGCGCGATCAAGGGTACCGTTGGACGGCGCAAGAACGTTGGAACCTTGGAAGTTACATCGTTCCCAACAGCGAACTCAAGCCGTGGCTTCTGGTGTACCAAGCCGGATACCAAATGGAAACGTCAAGCACCAGCGACAGTTGGGCGACTACAACAACCGAAAACACAGTGCCTCCAAGTATCGAAAGAGCCGTTCTGCTTCGCGCAGCTGAGATGTATCAAGGCACGGCAGGCATTAAAACTATGAAGGTTGGTCCGTTAAGCATTACATATTCAAGCGAAGGCGAGGACACGCCAGAAGGTTTGCTTATGCCTTTCGTGAGGGTCGCTGGATAATGTTTAACATAAAGGCGTTTGCTCCGTTAATGCAAAACACGGTTACGATAGCACCGTTTACGTCATACGACGGTTATGGCAATGCAAGCTTTGGAAGTGCGAAAACATTTCAAGCAGCGGTCGTTGGAAAGATGGAGCGTGTGACTGGATTGGATGGTCAGGAAATGCCATCACGACAAACTGTATATTTGAATTCGTTGGCGACGGTAAGACCAGAGGACAAAATTACTTTGTCGACTGGCGATGTTGGCTCTACGCAAAGTTATGCGATTAACCCCGAAATCATATCCGTTGGAACGTTTCCCTTTGGACGCTCCCAAGGATGCACTGTTATTTATTTGAAGTAATGCTATGCCAAATCAAATATCTGTTCAGTTATCAAGCGATTCAGTAAAGGCGTTGTCGTCACTCCAGAGATCCTCTGGGTTAAAGAAGAACGCTGCGATGTCTTGGATACTTGTTGAGACGTCCATACCGCACATTCCAAAGCGCGGAAAGGAGACCCGTGGCGAGTCTGTTGATTTTGATTTAACCGATGCCGCTGCGTTGGTATTACGCAACGTTTGTAAAAGTAAAAGGTCGAGCGATGGAATAGTTATTGAGGCATACTTAGGTCGGACATATAAGTAATGGCTGCCAAGGGTGTTCGACCTTTTCGTGTAACGCTCCAAGGACACAAGCGTGTGCATAAGAAAATGCACAAGATAGCTAATGCTATGCCTAAGCTTGCTGCGAGAGCATTAAACGAAGAGGCCGAGCTTACTATGACACTTGCGAAGCGATGGACTCCAGTTGATACTGGACGCTTGAAACAAAGTGGAAGGGTGCAAAAAAAAGCTACCCCCAATGCGCTTTGGGCAAGACTTGTTTATGGAACCAACTATGCGTTTTATGTGCATGAGATTCCACCGAAGAACCCTATCGGCTTTACGTATGCAACCAAGACCGTTCGGCGTGGAATAACTGCAAAGAAAGGCAAGCGCACAGCAGAGCATAAACGACCAACTAGGTATAAGTTCCTTGAAGGTGCAATTAATAAACGCGCCCGTTTGTTTTCAAAGAACATTCAACGGTCTATAAATGCAGACTTGAAGTTATTGGCAGCAGGTTCGTAATGTTACTTGATGACATAGATGATTTGTTAACGACCGGCGGGATGACTGACACGTTTTATAAAGCGTGGATGCCAGAGCAACCTGACGATTGCATCTGTCTGTACGAGACTGATGGCTTGGGTGTCATTGAAGCGATGTCAAGTGGACCGGGAACCAATCCGCTTGAGAACCCTGCTGCGCAAATGGAAATTGCTGGCTTACAAGTTATTGGTCGCGGCTCAAGCTTTCAAACATTGCGATTAAGTATGCAGGAAGTTTACACAACGTTGAACGGAGTGCAGGAGCGAACAATAAACAGCACTCGGTA